ACTCTGATGATAAATTTAGTTTTACAGGTTTAATGTCTGGTATTAAAAGAGCAGGCTTCAACCCCTATGCACAGCTAAGAAACATAGCTAGAGAGCTAGGAAGCGGAGAAGGTGAGGGAAGCGAAGTAAGAATTAATTTAGGTAAGCTTGCCTCTACAGATGTTAAGAAAATACAAGGTCTTATTTAGTGTATAAGTATTTCACAGAAGAAGAACTAGAGTGTAAGCACTGCCAAGCTAAGGGTATAGACCCTGAGTTCATGAAGAAGGTAGATGCCTTGCGTGAGAAGATGGGCTTTAGCTTTCCTGTCACCTCCGCATACCGCTGTAAAGACCACCCCATAGAGGCCCGTAAAGCCTCTCCGGGGGCACATGCGTCAGGCAGGGCCATAGACATAGGGGTGCGTGGCGAAGCCGCTTACAAGCTCTTACAGGGCGCTCTAGAGGCAGGCTTCACTGGCATTGGTATCAGTCAGAAGGGTGGCTCTAGATTTGTACACCTTGATGACCTTGAATGCTCTGAAGGCCGTCCAAGACCACACATCTGGAGTTATTAATATGAGTATTGTAGCAAGCTTAGTAGGCCCTGTCACTGGATTACTAGATAAGTTTATTGAAGATAAAGACCAGAAGGCTATGCTGGCCCATAAGATTGCTACGATGTCAGAAGAACATCATCAAGAGCTTATGAAGGGGCAGCTTGAGGTTAACAAAACTGAAGCGGCACACTCTAGTATCTTTGTAAGTGGCTGGAGGCCCTTTATTGGCTGGACATGTGGGCTGGGTATGTTTGGTAATTTTATTACAATTCCATTTTCTAACTTTGTACTGGCCTTAGTGGGCATAGACATTGTTATTCCCCTAGTACCTTTAGAAACTATGATGCCTGTACTCATGGGCATGTTGGGGCTAGGTGCTATGAGATCCTATGAGAAGACCAGAAAATGATTGCTGAAATATCTGCGATCATAGCAGGTGTTAACGCCGCCACAGGCGCTATCAAGCGTGTAGCTGAAACTACTAATGATATACAATCTATATCAGGTTTCTTATCTACACTTGGTGGCGCTGAAGTAGAGCTTGCACGGGCGCAAAATGAGGGTAAACTATCTGAAGCAGATGCTGTAAAAGCTGCACTAGCTAAGAAACAAATACAAGAGACTATGAAGGAGATCAAGGATCTCTTTACAGTCAGTGGCAACGGTCAGCTATATCAAGAAGCTATGGCTGCTATGGCTGAAGCTAGAAAGGCTAAACAGCTAGAGTTAGCTAGAGCAGCAGCAGCTAAGAAAAAGTTTTGGAAGGACGTTAGAGAGATAGGCGCTGTCGTAGCCGTATTGGTGCTGTTGGTGCCTGTGTGTTTAGCTCTTTTAATTTCATATTTAACTAAGTAAGCGGAGGCACTATGCCAGCAGCTAAGAAGCCAGCAAAGAAGAAGTCCAGAGTTAATGAGGCAGGTAACTATACCAAGCCTACTATGCGTAAGCGTTTATTTAACAAGATCAAGGCGGGTAGTAAAGGCGGTAAGCCGGGGCAGTGGTCAGCCCGTAAAGCTCAGATGCTTGCTAAGGAATACAAAGCAGCAGGTGGTGGGTACAAGTAATGGCGTTAAAGAAATCACAGAAGTCCTTAAAAAAGTGGACTAAAGAGAAATGGGGAACCAAGTCAGGTAAACCCTCAACACAAGGAAAGAAAGCAACAGGTGAAAGGTATCTCCCGAAGAAGGCTAGAGAGGCTCTATCAGACAAGGAGTACGCTGCCACTTCCAAAAAGAAACGTGAAGACACAAAGAAAGGAAAGCAGCACTCTAAGCAACCCAAAAAGATAGCAAAGAAAACAGCGAGGCATCGTAAATGATGGATAGAGAAGAGTACAAGAAGGGCGGTAAGGCTAAGAAGAAAGACCCACGGTTAACCCGTGCAGGCGTTAGCGGCTATAACAAGCCTAAGAGAACTCCTAACCACCCCAAGAAGTCACATGTTGTGGTGGCTAAAGAAGGTGACAAGATCAAGACTATTCGATTTGGTGAGCAAGGTGCTAAGACGGCAGGTAAGCCAAAGGCAGGAGAGTCTGAAAAGATGAAGAAGAAACGTGCAAGCTTTAAAGCTCGTCACGCTAAGAACATTAAGAAGGGTAAGATGAGTGCAGCATATTGGGCTAATAGGGCCAAATGGTAGGGCCTATATCGCCTGTATCAAACATGCTACTGAGTAGTTATGTCAACACAGAGACGCGCACTTCTGTTGTTAATAGCGGCGGGGATACTGGTAGAATTGACAGTACTGTTTTTAGGACTGTGTACTACCAGTACGATCATGGGACAATAAGTGTACGCAATGTATCCTCATCGTCCCAGATCATCAACCTTTTAGTTTAGCTCTAATCCAAAGAGAAGCAAAAAGAAAAATTAAAAGGGGTTGAAGAACAACAAAAATAAGTATATTAGAAAGTTGATATCCCCAACCTGTAATTTCTCCTATTATAATTAATATGCTTACACATATATTAAATATATAATCAATCAATTTAAACTCTCTAGTTCTTGCTCCAATTCTTTGTGCATATTTCTAAACTGAGGATCTACCTTAGCTAATATTTTTTCTATATAAGAAGCATCTTCTGATGTAAATATTTTATTTATTTTATCATTAGGAACTTTAGAATACTCAGTCATTAATAAACCTTTAGAATCTACAAAAACTTTAAAGCTTATAATATTTCCTTCTTTTGGCATAGTATGCTCCTATGCAACTTTGTTAAAAGTAATTGAACCGACATCGCCACGTAGTCCAGCCTTCATGTAGGTAGTTGCACGGCCTTCAAAGAAGTTCTGATGCTCTACACCTAACACATCATCAAGCCAGTTGAGTGGATTGTCCTTTACTTCATAGTTAGGTTTCAAGCCTAGCTGTAGTAAACGACGATCAGCAATGTACCTGATGTACTGCTTCATCTCTTCTTTGGTTAAACCAGTAATATCACCCTGCTCAAACACTAAGTCCAAGAACCTATCCTCTAGGTCAACCATTTGTCGGCAAGCCTTGTAGATTTCTTTCTTGAAAGAGTCTGTCCATATGTCAATATTCTCTTGAATAAACTCCCGGAACAGCTTAGTCATTGCCTCTACGTGTAGAGATTCATCACGTATACTATAAGTAATAATCTGCCCCATGCCCTTCATCTTGCCAAACCTTGGGAAGTTTAGAAGGATGATAAAGCTACTAAAGAGTTGTAGTCCTTCAGTAAAACCTGAGTAGATAGCCAAGGCTTTTGCAATAGCGCGTCTATCAGGCACGAGTGAGCTTGTAGCAGCTTTCTCTGGAAGCTTTACAGAGTTTATATAGTCATGTTTAGCAGCCATAGCCTCATACTCTGCAAAGGCTTTGTACTCTACCTCTGGCATCCCTACGGTGTCCAGTAGTAGGCTGTAGGCATGTTGGTGTATGGACTCCATATTGTTAAACGCACCCATCATCATACGTGCTTCAGGCTTTCTAAAGATACGCATGTACCTATCAACGTATCCATTGCTGACATCTACATCAGACTGTGTAAACAGACGGAAGATCTGAGTTAGTAGATTCTTCTCTTCATCAGTCATTGTCTGCCAATCTTTTACATCATTATGCAGAGGTACATCCTCTGGGAACCAGTGCATCTGGTTCTGTTGTGAGTAATAGTCGAACATCCAAGGATGGTCAAATGGTTTGTAGTAATCTCTAGTTGATCTTAAACTCAAGCTGCATCTCCCTCTTTGATAAAGACACCATGACTGTTCATGTGCCCCTTGCGATCTTTAATATCATTATACGCTACCTTCAGGCACTCCTCTAAGGTAGTGTCATTCATAATGGCTAAGGTGTTTAACACTACCAAGCAGTCACCAATGTCATCAGTCACATCACGCTGCTTGGCTATGTTATCCCCTAACTCTCCTATCTCTGACACAAGTTTAGCAAACTGTGCAAGAGGTGTACTGTTGTTAATTATTCCACGGTTCATGGCCCACAGGCTAATCATGTGTATTAGTTCATCACTCATTCTATTTCATGCCCCGACGATATAAGTACAGATTTAAAAACTTCTACCATATAAACAATTTCTTTTACATCTAAAGCCGCTGTAGATTTAGCACTCATTAAACCCTCTTCAGTCCAACCTATAACAAGAAGCTGTTCAAACTGATCTTTACACTCATCCAAAACTTCGTTAGCTGTGGCGTTTTCCGGCAGCAAACTAATTACATTACTCACTAAAATGTGTCTCCAATACAATAAGCTTATCTTCTGCTTCAGCAATTTTACCTACTAAAGTATCCATAGTCTCAATCAAATTACCATGCTCACCCACAGCCACAGGATTGTCTAGGTAGTTCTGTACCTCTGCCTTGTACACGTCTATCTCAGCGTTGTACAGGCGCTTCATAGCGCTAATCTTTGTATCTATCACTGTATCCATCCTCCAGTAATTGTTTGTATTTGTTTAGGTACTCCTTGTAACTCAGGGGTGCCTCTTGTTGTTTGATCTTGTTGCTCATGTAACTAGACCACATCTGCATACAGTAGTTACTGAACAACATAATCTTGTCATCCTGTTCCTTATAGTATACCAGATAGTCAGACCAATTGGTATACTTTTTTAGCTCAGGTATGTAAAACTTTGCTCTGTACGCTGGGTGTTCATCCTTCACAGCTTAAACATTCTCCGTCTTCAAGGTTGATTCTGGGGATCTTGATGTTAACATTCTCTGTATTTCTAGCCGCTGTAGTTCGCAGGTAATACATAGATTTGAGTTTGTTAGCTCCCGTCCAATGTACATGATTAACATATTCCAGATACTCATCGTGTACCTCCTGTGGTGCTGTAGCCGGTGGTGGCTCAAAGAATAAGTTTACTGACTGTGCTTGGCAGACGTACTTCTGTCTTTGGTAGGCGTGTTCGATAACCCAAATCTGGTTAAGTTCAGGCGCTGTCTTGAAAACTTCTTTTTCTTCTTCCGATAGTTCCGATAGGTCTTTAACAGAGCCTTCAGCAGCAGCAATATCTTTCCACGTTTCTTCGGTGTTGATACCTTTACTTTCAAGTAGTTCCTCCAAGTATTTATTTTTTACTTTAAATGAGCCTGTTAAAGTTTTGTGCGTAAATACGTTAGCCCTTGTAGGCTCAATACTAGGACTTGTTCCACCGCATATAATACTACTACTAGCATTAGGGGCAATAGCAAGCAGATGGGAATTACGCAAGCCACTACCAGCCATGTCAGGAGCCTCCCCACGGTTTCCAGCCAAACTTCTGGAAGCATTTTCAGCTCTTTCTTTGATTGTTTTAAACGCTCTATTGTTAAAGCTGGAGGCGTACATTCCCTCAAAAGGGATTCCATTACGTTGAAGGTAACTATGAAAACCCATTGCTCCAAGACCGACCGCACGTTCTCTATATGCGCTATAAGCGGCTTTTGCAAAGCCTTTTTTACTAGGTGGAACATAAGTTTCAAATTCCTTAAAATCTAATTTTCTTGGTTTAGGGTTTTTTCTAAGATTATAAATAGCATAATAGTGCTCTTTATTTGTAGCATTAGTTACAAAATGTTCTATGATGTTATCAAGCATTGTTATTAGATCAGCAATAAACTGCTCGTCATCTTTCCAATCATCAAAGTATTCTAGGTTAACACTAGATAAGCAGCACACTGCTGTACGATCTTCACTGGTTGGTAGTGTAATCTCAGAACATAGGTTGCTCTGTCGTACCTCTAGCCCTATGTCCTTCTGTAGCTGCGGCAGGGCCTCATTACAGCGGTCTAGGTTAACAATGTAGGGTTCACCTGTCTCTGCTCTGGTGTGTACTAGCTGCCACCACAAGTCCCTAGCGGATACAGTCTTGACTGCCTGCTTAGACTTAGGATCTATTAATCTCCAGCTATCATCAGACATGACGGCGGCCAAGAATTCGTCTGTGATTGTAATTCCATTGTGAAGGTTAAGGCACTTACGATTAAGATCGCCCCCAGTAGTCTTTCGCATAGCGATAAACTCCTCCACTTCTGGGTGGCTAATGTCCATATACGCTGCATAAGATCCTCTCCTTGTTATGCCTTGGTTGAAGGCAAGCATTTGACTATCTACGACATGCATGAAAGGTATGCTGCCAGTAGACTGACTACCGTTAGAAGTTGAAACGCCATTACTTCTAACAGCACCCCAATATCCACCCAAGCCTCCACCTCCACTAGCAAGCCATATGTTCTCATCATAGTGATCAGATAAACCACGCCTTGAATCAGGAACATAATTGAGAAAGCAGCTAATAGGTAAGCCACGTGTGGTTCCCCCGTTACTAAGAATAGGAGTGCTAAAACCGAACCAGCCCTTGCTTGCGTAGTCATAAAGCCGCTGTGCAAGATCGAAGTCAGTATGTCCTTGATACGTTGCGCCATAGACCGACGCTCTGGCGAAGGCTTCTTGTGCATGTGTCTCTTCCTCCCAGAAATAACGGTCTTTTAATGTTTCAAGAGAAAACACATTAAAATCTTTTTCTCTATCGTAGTCAATTTCTATCCCCAGATAGTTCTGCTTGCCAATCTTTGATGTCATCCAAATCATCCTTCTCTTTTAACTGGGCTTGTCTGTAGCCCTTAGTTCTTGCTTTACTTTTAGATTTCTTTTTCTTCTGAAACCTCTCAGCTCTTTCTGCTTTCCTATCCCAACTTGTCACCCGGATGCTCCAACATGTAACGAATCAAACGCTCTTCATACCAACGGGCCTTACGTAAGTCTTCTATAGGCTTACCTTTGTAACGACAACGCCAGTTATATTTCAGTGCATTACCACGCAAGTATCCAATGTACTCATCGTGTGTAAGCATACCTTGGATAGCATCAATACATTCCATACCGCCATTGTTGTAATGCTCTGGCCTATGTACAGGATCAAACTTATAATCTCCATATAGGGGATGATCATTAGGATCATTGTTATCATCATAGATATGATTCCATGTGTCGGCTACAGGTGTTGCGGTTTTTTTCCTAAGTGCATTCCACTCTTCTGGTGTTGCGTCATCAATGCTCATTGCATCTCCACAGTTAGTTTATCATTTCGTTTTTTAAACTCTTCAGAGTCTTTAGCTTTAACATCAATCCAACTATCTGGGATTGTGTCTTCACTAAACCACCTAAAGTCATTAGCCCAAGCCCACTCACCGTGTGATCTTTTAGTGCCGTCTTTACGGCGCTTAGCTCCCGGCATAGGGGCATCGGGATTTGCAAACAAGAATACCAACTCAGTATCTTTGGGTAATTTTTTTCTTACCCAAATATATTTATTATATTCTTGGAAGTCCCAGAACCTACCTTTAGATTCTAAAAGGATTTTTTTACCTTCAATATGGCGAACAAAGTCTGGCTCATACTTGTGCTCAATTACATAAGGTACTTTATCTACATGGTGCTTCCAATCTTTTAAGATTGATTCGTGAAGAAGCGCCTCCCATATAGAATCATACTTATTACCGTCAGGCTTTATAAGCTTTTTAGGGCGCGGTACTCGTCTTTTCCTAGCGCCTGATTTAATTTTTGCCATAGATATACTTCCTATAGCTGTTATTAAACATTGTATAATCTATATTGTTTAAAGTGTGCCCATCTTTTATCATTTTTTTGAGCACGGACACAACCCAAGATCGGGTGTATATACTTTTATATAATGTTTTATTGTTGTAGATATACTCTTGTTGGGACAAGAAATCTTCTACGTTGGCAGGCGTAATTTTATTTTGGTCTTCTTCGGGGACTAAAGTGTGCATCCAAGCAGCTAGAATATCTAGACTTTTTTTACGGATCAACTTCATAGTTTTACTGTTCAACTATAACTTCCTTAACTCTAGGGGCGTTAACAACTTTGGTGAAGTACGTCAGACCTTTAGAGTATTCAAATACCCTAAGCCCCTCACCATCATTACTGTCTGCCCAGCAATTAAATTTATGGGGACAAAACACGCAGGAGCGTGGTAGCTTTTCGTTACCTTTTACTCCTTCGGGTATAGGATTATAGCATTTTTCTGGAGGGGAGTCAAGCTTTATAGCCTTCTTTAAGTTTTTTATTTTACTTTTAATAGAAGGCTTATCCATATCATCAGGGCGGAACAGACACAACTCTCCGTTTTCTTTGTTGATCACAAGAAAGCCGCCTGATTCTGTCCCTTCATGGGCCTCGTATCCCGCTAACTGCGCCATGTATCCGAAGTCATCTTGTTCTGCTAAAGTTCCTTGTGCAAACTTTTTGAATGCAAAACCAGAAGCAGTCTTTACATCAACTACTTCACCATCAATTTTACAGTCCATGTGGCCTGTAATCCCCTCCACTACAACTTCTTTTTGCTCATCAGTTACTGTG